TGTTACAAAACAAGGCTAAAAAAATGAGTAAGGTTTGACGTTTATTGCCAATTTTATCTATTTTATTGCCTATTATTTTCCTACCTAAACCAAGTACAAATTCTTGCAATAATATACCTGCAACCTTGCCAACGGCTTTTAAAAACTTTCTCTCCTTCTTTGGTTTTATCTCTTCCATTATATAATTATAAAAAATACAACATAATTTGAACCGTCAAAATGAGTATTTGCATCTATTGTAATCACAGATCCTGCAACTGAGAACTGCGTGCTAATAAGTTCTTGACCATTTTGAAATAATAACAATTGTTCGAGATTAGACGGTAATACACCACCGTTTTTAGTAATAGTCAAAGATGCAGTATTGCTATTTAAAAATGATTCTTTAAAAACTTTTGTAACGCTGCTATTCTGTGTATTAGGTTCACTATTTGTTGGTGTAACAGCTCCAGTACCTGCAACACCGCCAGCCGAATGATTTGATGTTCTACCAGAATCAAAATCTAAACCACGATACAATACTGTTTTTTCTGTATATCCCATTACGATTGATCAATTATTTGTACAAAAGTACCATTTACTATATCTGTAAGCAAATCAAATGTTGCAGATTCCATTATATAAGTATTGCCATCAGTTTCAATAGCTTTATGAGGATACCAAGGTTCATCTAAATCCAAAGTTTGAAATGACATATTAACCATTTTCTTTACTGGAAATAATTGTCCTTTAATAATTTCATTTACGAGTAACTGACTTATATTTTTACCAGTACCTGTATTTCCAACTCTCCATCCAGTACCATCAGTAATCTGCCAAGTATTGCTATCATTTTTGACACGAATTGCACCGGGAGATCCTAATGAGGGTCCATCACCTAAAAACACTCTTTTCTTTACACTTATACTACTTGTGTCATTATTAAACGCACCAAATACAACAACATCATTTTGTCCATCAAGATTACCAGCCGCTAAATGTTCCATAAATAAATTACCTAATTCATAGAACTTTAAATAACTGGTTAGTAAATCAGTATTATTAGCAGTCTGAACTCTTGTAAGCATGAACCTAACACCTACATCACCACTTTCTGGCATCTGAGGACTTGTCCAGTTTACAATAATATTATCTACTCTACCACCAGCGGCAGGCAATGTAGTTGAACCACCTGGGATTACAAACTTATAATAATTATAAGATTGTTCCCAACTTTGCGCAGTAAAACTGTGTTGAAATCCATTATATGTAACCTCTCTTTTTAACCAGTATTTCACATGGTTAATTTTGACATAGTTAATTTGCCCAAGAAAAGTTCCATTAGGATCAAAGGTTAACTGGGCAGTTGATACACACACAAATCGCTCGTAATATTCACCTGATGTTGTAACATTAAATGTATCACCACCAAGTTTAACGGCTATTGAACCTGTGTCAATATCAATGCCAAAAGACACATAATATGTTTGTCCATTAACTGGCGTAAAATTAGTATATACTAAATTACCAGTTGCATTATTAGCCTTTGCGTGACCTAATGCTTGTCCATTATTATCACTAAACGTCCAACCGCTACCAAGCGTCCATGTTGTTATCTCAGGTGATCTGTTAGCAGTAAGAAAATCAATTAAATTAACTGCAATAGGTCTTAATTCAATAACAAATGCACCTTCTACAATGTGTTCAGCAATAGGAGAAACACCAACCTGGCTATCTCTGTATTTCATTACACTTGTATAGGTAATTACTGCTTCATTGTTATTATAATCCAAATCTTTTAAATGTATAAACTCAGTAGCAAGGTTATTAAATATTTTACCAGCTAACAGATTGACACTTGCTATATGTTCATATTCAATATCTAAATCTTTTATATGACCATAATAACCCCATCTGCCACTACCAAGTCTTATTAATTTAGTATCTATATCACTATTGTCATTTATAATAGATGTTTCAAAACTACTTTGTTGAAGTAGAGTTGATGTCAAATAATATATATTAATAATTACGGCAGAATCTAAATACATATTAGGTTGCACCATAAAAAACTTTCTGTCGGAAAAAAAGAATCGCATACCTAACGGTGTCATCATTCTTTTTAAAACATCATAACATTTCATATATGTTATGTTGTCTTTTGTATCTATTGTGTAAAATACCTTATGATTTATACGCATCCTAATTAAAGGATCAATGGTTGATGCATAAGTCCAGGAATCTTCATGCCAATTAAATGCTGATGCTAATACACCAACATTTGTTTCGTAAATTGTTGGAACATAGGTTATCTTTTGTAAGCAATTATTAACATGATTAATTATAGTATCATCGCCTTGATAAACATCGTAACCGTCAGGTTTATAATCAATACCTTTAAGCCATCCTATACCATCTATAGCATTTATATCATATAAATAACCTATCTCTAATGATGTATCATCATATTCAACTAAATCAGCTAACATATAACCATACCAATAAAAATTAGGTGTATCTGTAGTGTCGTATCCGGTAAGTCTAATAGTAAATCTACCCTCTGCAGCAACTAAAAAATCTGTTAGCAAATCTTCTTTTGCTTCTGTATCTATAATTATTGTAAACTTAAAATTAGATGGAATAATAGGAGCATATCTTTCTAACCCATTTTCGACATCTGCTTGCCAGGTAATTTGTGCATTAACTACATCAACACTAATTGTAACACCAGAAAAGTTAGCATCATCTATAACAAGATAATACTTACGACCTTTCTCAGAATAAAATGTTGATGTATATCTTGCTGCCATTTAATTATCTTATCCTTGTGTTTATGTTTCTTGCTTTCTCCATGATTACAAGTAAATCGCTACCTGCAACTTTTGTAGTTAATACATAAGGTTCTCCACCACCGATATCACCCAGCATTCCTTTTAATTTGGATAAAGGAGCAATAACTTCCGGGTCATAGGATGCACCACGGTTATCACCGACAACTGCCATAGTAGGACCAAATGCTAAACCGCCTTGTGCAAGTTTAACTGATTCCATTTTTGATTTAAGAAAGGATACGGCAGCAATACCAAGTCCAATGGCAATCATAGTACCAATCGGACCACCGCCTTTCATAATAGATTTGCTTACCATTTCTACAAGCAATAACTGTAGTGCTGCATTTACCGCATCAAGCATTGATGAAACAAAAACCTTTGCAAATGACATAACTGCATTTTCACCACTTGCTAATGCTGATCCTAATGCTTCAAAACTTTGTCCAAGTGCTGAACCTAAATTTTGCTCTAATGCTAACCCAACATCAGCAATAGCTATACCTAAATCCTCAAATGCATTTGTTAATCTAATTATATTTTTAGCTGGTTCTGGATTTTCAAATTGAGACAAAATTTTCATTCCAGCTATTTTACCTTCATCAACCCTTAATTGATTTAGATAATCATCAATACTCTGTCCTACTATTGTATCCTCAATCAAAGGAACAGTCTCTGTAGTTACAGTCTTTTTAGCCTCTTCACTTATTTTTTTATTTTCTCTTTTTGTCTCAGTTGGCGATTTTAAAGGTATAAATGCCTCAAAACCATCTAATTTTTCTAAATCCTCTAATGCTTTTTTTACTTTTAATATTTCAAACCTGACCTCTCTGATATTATTTTCTAAAACTTTTGCACCTTCTGAATTTTTACCATACAATAAAACCTGATCCTCATATTGTTTATTTAATTCATCTAAAGAATCTGTAAGTAATTCATATCTTGTTTTTTGCTTTTCAGTATTTCCATTGTTATTTTCTGGTTCTGTTATTTTAGGTATTTTGCCAACAATCTCATCTAATTGTTTTGTTGTATTTTTCCATGCTTCTTCAATTATGACACTTTCCTTTCTTGTTTTATCTAATTGTTTATTTAGTTTATTAAGTTGATAATCTGCAGCATTTGTTGTAAAAACATCAGATAGTCCAAACCATTTTTGCTCTGCAACTTCTCTTTGTTTAGCTATTTCCCTTGTTAATTTTTCTTCTTCTTCTGCTAATTCTACTGATCTTTGTAATTGTTTATCAGCCACACCTTGAAGTTTCATTATTTCAAACTTCTTAGCCAACTCAGTATTTAAAACAGTCATAACAGTAGACATATTATTTAAATAGTCTTGTTCTGTCTTTAAGTCTGGTAGGTACTGACCGTATTTATTTTTAATATCATTTATTAATTTTAACCTTGTTCCTTGACTTGTATTAGTATCGTTTATAAGTTTTAAATTAAACTCTAATTGAGTCATTTCCTTTTGCATAGCTCTTGCCGATGAAGACAGGTAGCCTGACAAATCATCTATAGGTTTATTTGCTTGATGTACACTATAAGCAAAAGCACCAATAGCAACGGCAGCAGCAACAGCAATGGTAATCCAACCGCCTGTTGTAAGTTTTATTACACCTGTTACTTTATTATAATTTATTATAAGTTCTACAAGTTTTCCTAAACCAGTTGTTAAGACACCTACCGCACTCATAATTTGACCTAATATCCATGCAAGACCGCCGCCAATAGCTATATATTTTGCAGTATTTAAAATTAACTTTTGCGTTTCATCACTTAAATCCCCCCATATATTCAAGTAATGTTCAATAGTTCCTGTTACTGACTCAATTACTTTTTCTAAATCTATATTTTTTAAAATAGCCTTTCCTAATTCAACTTGGGCAAACTTTAAACTATCTTTAAAGTTATCAATATTATTCCTAAGTCCACCAGTTGCTGCAATTACCGCCGGTAATGTAATTAATGATGCAACTAATTTTGAATTAAAATCAGCAGCAGCAATACCAGTATCTCTTACTTTTTCAATATTCCTTGTCCCAAATGCTTTATCAAGTGCATCACCAATCAATGGTACATTCTCCTGTAAAATACCAAAATCCTCTTGCAAAATTCGGTTCTTACTTATCATTTGTGTTAACTGCTTTGTCACAGATGCAAGGTTTAACGAACCACCACCGGTCGCAGCAATTGCAGTACCAAAACCAATTAGTGTTTTCCTTGCCTCATCCGCACTTAGTCCAACCGCTTGTAAATTTACCGATCCTCTAACTGCTTCTTCAAATCCTAAACCTGGTAACTTAGCAGCTTCCTTTAGTTTGGTCATCTCCCCAGCAGCGGCATTAGCACCACCCATAATACCAGCTAATGCTCTTTCTAAACTATCAAAGTCAGCAGCAGCATTAACGGCACTTGCACCAATAGCCATTAATGGGGCAGTAAAACCAAGGCTGATACCACGACCTACGGCAAGTGATTTTTGTGCAAAAGATGTGATATTCCTGCCAACCTTCTTTAAACTCCTTTCAAACGGAGTTGCATCAGCCCTGATTTTTATACTAAGTATCCCTGCCATTAGTCTATTTTTTCTCCGACACTTTTAGTTTTTATGACATTATCCATAAATTTCATCATGTCGTAGTCCTTAACTGTCAAATCTCTTTTCTTTTTCTCCTTATCCCATTCAAACTTTATAAGGTCTGTTGGTTTAAGGTTTGAATGCTTTGAGGTATGTGGCATTACCGAGTAATAGGCCATAAACCTTGCTTGTTCCCATAACATCTGATTATTCCTTGAAAGATTTTCAAAGTGTCCGTTTATCTTTATAAACAACTCTCTAAAATCAAACTGATTCATTTCATCAGGTGTCATCTGTAATTCACCCAAACACAATCGCTCAATATCCTCTACTTCAAAAAATTTTGCGTTTGGGTCATTTAGTTTTTTTCATTACTCTTTTCCCCACCCATGCTCTCTGATAACAATTCACTAAACTTATTAACCATATTATGATCATCAATTAATTCAGCAAATGTTTCCAGAGTAAATGGGTTTTGAACACCTTCCCTTTTGTAACCATTTTGCACACCTAAATATAAAACCTCGTATAACAAGG